GGGTGATATAACAGTGAACGAAAAAAATATAACAAGCTTCTTTGTAGGTATAAAGGTAGACGGATTATCAACTGGTAATGTAAAAAGGTTAATGAATGCTGGATATGATTCCATCCTAAAGATAATTCATATGAAAAAGGAAGATTATGAAGGAATAGAAGGTTTTCAAACCAAGATGATAAACAAGATATATAATGGAATAAAAGACAGAATGAAAGAATCCACATTAGTAGACATAGTAGCAGCATCTAATATACTGGGAAGAGGTATCGGAAAGAAAAAGTTGGAACCTGTTTTTGAAAGTTACCCGGACCTATTCACCCTTTTGATTTCCAAAGAAGAACTAAAACTAAGATTGTTGTCGGTGAATGGAATCGGTGAAGAAAACGCAACTAGTATAGTAGAAAATATGGAAAAGATGAAGAAATTTTTATCAGATGCGAACTTGCACGATAAATTATCTACACGAACACAACCAACCAAATCAACCGCACAAACAACCCATATATTATATGGAAAACATATAGTAATGACAAAGGTAAGAGACCAAACCATCATATCCGCATTGGAGGAATATGGTGGTAAATTAGACAATACGATAACAATGAATACGTTTGTATTAGTTACCAAGAGTCACTCCGACATATCCTCAAAAACTAAAAAAGCAAATGACTTAGGAATACCAATCATGACCCCTAATGAATTTACGCAAAAATACCTATAATTACCGGGTGATTGTATCGGTTCTGGGTGAGATGGGATACACGGTATTTTTGTTCGAAAAAGTAACGGATTTATGGCTGGTAGATTTGTTATATTTGTTAGTAGATAATAAGATATACATAGACGGATACAGTTGTTTGATACAATACATCTATTTTTACACTATACTATACAAACCTAAAGTATATTGTAAAATTAACGAACTAACTAACTATATTTCGGGAGGCAATTTATATCCATCACGTGTTCTCCTACTTCTTCGTGATTACTGACAAATTGATTAAAGAAAGGAAATAGTAATTGTTCTTGAGGTGTATGTTTATGAACGGTTCGCGCTATCATTTTATACAATTTAAAATCCGGATACCGTTCTTCACCATTTTTCTTATATAGGACATTTTTAGCATTGTCATCTAGACACCATCGGTGGATGGTTTTTTGTAATTCGTCATAGTCAGCATAATCTAAGTGTTCTGGAATAATAAAATCGTAAATCGAACATCCAAGTCGGCATAAATCAAAGCTCATATTTGGTTCTAATCGAGGTTTTTTATCATTAAAGAATGGTTCACAGTTATACTGCGTGTCGGCATCCCCTCCTGGTCCAAAACTATCCGAACAATAGGTCGTTCCATTAAAACGATAAATGCTTCGACCAAAGTCAATTATTTTGTATATTCTACCATACGTAGGCACTTTATATACAATGTTCTCGTATTTATAAAATAGAAATGGAATGTCGGTATTGATATACATAATATTGTTTGTATGAAGGTCGTTATGTGTGAATGAGAATAGTTTTTGGTATATAATAAGAGTCATGACAATTTGAAAAAGAGCACTAGCAGTATTATCTAAGGTAGCATTACTCGCGGTGAATAGGTCATCCAATGTACCTTCGCATTTCTCTAGACAAATCATTTGGACTGGATAATTGTTAATATATGCGTATTGGTCTTCTTGTATGTCGCATGTATCAATAGAATCGGTAGAATCATCAATTTCCGTTTCTGTATCCGTTTCCGTTTCCGTTTCCGTTTCCCATTCATCTTCATCTTCATCTTCATCTTCATTGCTATCCGTAGTATATGCGACCGAACTATTATCATCACTAGACGTATCATCTTCATGTGTATCTTTAGTATTGCCACTTACATCAAATGCGCTATCGTAGATAATACAATCATCAATGTGTTCGTTCGTAATCTCGGTTGCATCTACTAGACATTCTGTAATAGAAACTGCGGTGATATTATGATTTGTTTTAGAAATACATAATTTCGGGCGTTTTTTCCTGGATTCATCGTCGTGATATTGGTCCACATTTACATTATCCAGAGCAAAAAGAGTATTATTGTTGTCATTGAAGAAGGATGATGAAGTTAAATAATCAATATCATCAGATACGTCATATTTATAACATTTTTGAATACCTAGGAAAGAACCGTAGAAATCTAAACAATTTACGACATTATGGGTTTGTAATGTCATACTACTCAAGTAATAGAAAAACGAATCAATATAGGAACAATTATGGCGCGAACTTACCTTAGACATAACATTGAATGAAAGGTCATTGGATATACATGTAGGATATGGTAAGTTAAGTATGTGTTCTTTATCATCTTCATATTTTCCTATCATATAATGCAGAGGGTCTAATAGCGGTGAATATTTAAAGAAAACTTCTGTATTGATTTCTCTATTTGACATATCAACTACAGTCTGCGGATTTACAAAATGATTCGGATGATTCAATTGAATAGTGTTATAATTTTTACTAGAAAGAGTAAAGAGTGTATCGTATATAGGATTGTACTTTTGCAAATTCTGTATTTGAAAGGGATTGTATTTATTATCAACGTCACTTTGACTTTGGATATAACTTTGTTCTAAAGCGGGTAAGTTAATAGGAATACTTTTATGATAACCAACGGAGAATTTATTATGAGTCTTATTATTTTTATTCATATACAAGAATTACTATAACTGTTTAATACATTTTTATATGTAAATACAAACTAATGGATGCTGTTTACATCAACTCACGAGCTCGTTTGAATTACTTTAGAATAATATAATGTTAAAGTATTGTAACAGAATGAGTTTAGAATTGAAAAAATTTAATATGCGCGAGATTACATTTAAACCTGATGAAAATAAGGGACCTGTAATTGTTATGATTGGGCGTCGTGATACAGGTAAATCGTTCTTAGTGAGGGATTTATTATTTTATCACCAAGATATTCCGGTAGGAACCGTAATGTCCGGAACTGAAGCCGGAAACGGTTTTTATGCCGCCCATGTTCCTAAGTTATTTATTCACGAGGAATATAACACGGTTTTGATTGAAAATATATTAAGACGCCAAAAGACAGTATTGAAACAAGTAAACAAAGAATTAGAACAACATAAGAAAACCAAGATAGATCCTAGATGTTTTGTAATTTTAGACGATTGTCTATACGACCAATCATGGACGCGTGATAAAATGATGAGATTGTTATTCATGAACGGTCGTCATTGGAAAGTCATGTTAATAATTACCATGCAGTATCCACTAGGTATTCCTCCAAATTTAAGAACAAACATCGATTATGTGTTTATATTACGCGAACCATATTTAACAAATCGTAAGAGAATATGGGAAAATTATGCGAGTATGTTTCCCACCCTAGAATCCTTTTGTAGTGTAATGGACCAGACAACGGAAAATTATGAATGTTTGGTTATCAATAACAATGCGAAATCAAATAAATTAAACGAACAAATATTCTGGTATAAAGCCGAAAATCATCCTCCATTTAGATTAGGTGCGAATGAGTTCTGGGAAATGTCAAAGAAACTTGGTTCAGATGACGAAGACGAAGCATATGACCCAAGCAAAGCCAAAAAGAATAAAGGTCCATCAATAAATGTAAAAAAAAGTAAATGGTAATATTGTGTTATGTAGATACAGAATACAATATTAGGAAGGTTATGGGTCATATAGGTCTTCGTTCACCTCGATTTCATCATCAGTATCATATAAATTATCATCAGTATCATATAAATTATCATCTGGCACGTCAGTCATGTGAATGAGCTCATCCAATCTGTTTGCGAAATCCGCATCAAACACGAATGATGTATTGTTACTTGCGTCATGTACGTAATGGTCTTCGGCAACTTCGTCTTCGGACGTATCGTCTTGTACGATTATATATTTAGTAGCCGGTTTTACATATAAAACAGGTTCGGAATATCCAGTGAGAGTAACAAAGGATACATATTTTTTTCGATTCACTAACGAAAACACCTTTCTCCCAATAGTAGGGCAGTTCTGGATGATATCATTCATTTTACGATTCATAATTGTATAGTGAATGCGCCGTTTGCTACTATCCAATGTATATTTGAAATGAAGGAAATGAATAACTACAGATTTAAATGATTCAATTAGAAATTTATCTGGAAATTCTAAGTCTAACTTGATTTTCGGAAAACCCTGTATCATATCGTAGATAGATTCAACTACTTCATCTTCGTCTTCATTCTGTATAAATTGGTTAATATAGGTATCACGTATAACAAGTTGATTGTTTTTCTCGAAGACGGATAGATTGAATTCGCATAGAAACAACTGGTATATGACATTGGGAAGAATTGCCAATTGATTTTTCATCGCAAAATATATATTATACAAGTTACTAATTGAAAATGGAATTCCACTATACGGATTTTTAGGGGTGATTGGTTCTGAATAAAACATAGGTGAATTGCAGACCGCAGAAATAATAATTCGTGAAAGGTCTTGTAGTGTAAATAAATAGCTACAATTCGTTTCATACAATCGAAACATATTTTTCTGAGACGAGAGTATGGGAGCTAAAAACAGGTCGTTGGTAACCTTTATTTTTGAGTATCTAGATTTAATATGTTTGGCAAGAGTATTGAACGCCCAATAAGTTTTCTGGACCTTACAAAAAAAGTCTAGAAACAAGCCTCTATTTTCATCGGAGAAAAACAAATTATCAATATACGTTCTTTTCAATTCTTGAAACTTAGATTGGTCTGTAAATACAAACACAGCTTTTACAAAATCTATATGTATATTGGTTTCTATTGTATGGGTATTGAATATGTGCGACATATACGATTTGATAGTATTATTGTCAATACTATCAATACTAATATCTGGTGTGTGTTTTACATCCTTTATAAACTGCTTATGTGTTATGTAGGTGAAAGATTTCATATTATGCATGTTATGTACTATTGATTATAGTTCGAACCATTTATATCTTTTCTATATATTATGTAAATTCGGAGGTAGAAAATTGGAAATATGTAGAAAATTGATTTAAAAATTATAGATGGTTGTATAACATTAACAATATTGAAGTCATGTCTGACAATAAAGTCGTTAATGATGTTTTTACAAAGAAAATATCTGTTCCGAAACCAATTTTAAAATGGGTTGGTGGAAAAACGCAAATCATGGATACAATTATAATGGGTTTTCCGACTGAAATGAATAATTATCGGGAAGCATTTTTGGGAGGAGGTAGTGTATTACTAACATTATTATCCTATGTAAAAAATGGAACGATAAAAATACATGGTAACATATATGCGTATGATTTGAACGAGCCATTGATTCATATTTACAAAAACATTCAAACTCAACATACCGAATTATATGATAAACTTGAATATATCATTACTGAATTCAATGCTTGCGGTAATGGTGAGTTAAATCGAAAACCAAGTACGATAGAAGAAGCAATGGTATTAAAAGAAAATTATTACTATTGGATAAGAAGTGAGTATAACAAATTATGTGTAACCCATAAAAAGGGTGTTTTAGGTTCTGCGATGTTTATATTCTTAAATAAAACATGTTTCCGAGGTGTATTTAGAGTTGGACCAAACGGGTTTAATGTTCCTTACGGACATTATAAGAATCCAGAAATCATCAACAAAGAGCATTTGGCTGTAATACACGAGTTAATACAACCCGTAATATTTGACTGTTGTGATTTTAATACATCATTAACAATGGTGGAGGAAAATGATTTTGTATATCTTGACCCTCCATATGCCCCAGAAACAAATACATCATTTGTAGGATATACTGAAAAGGGGTTTAACATAGAACAACATACCAATTTATTTACACGAATACATAGTTTAACTGAAACAAATAAAAAAGTTATGTTAAGTAATGCGGATGTAAGTTTAGTGCGTGAAAACTTTACAAATGAAAACTACAATATATTGTCAATATTATGTAAACGGTCGATAAATTCCAAAAATCCAAACGCGAAAGCAAAAGAAGTGATTATTAAGAACTATTGAATCCCTACAATATAGGTGATACCAACTCACTAAAACGCATATATTGGATACCCCATGAATTCGCCAACTCTAACACTTGTTTAGTTTTGGGAGTTATATTTTCCCCAAAGTATCTTGTTTTACCGATAGTTAGTTCGTCTTCTTGATTTGCTACACAAACAATTCGTAATGGTTTTCCATATAGGTCGGGAATGTTTTGATATTTGATAAATGTACCATATACTTTTTCTCCTGCTGTTCCACTGACCCACCAATTCGATGTTTTTACTTCATACATATATTCGTCTGTCTCCCAATCCGGTTCAAATCCATTTTTACGAACCACTTTTCTAGGACTTTCGCCGCGCAATTGTAGTACATCATATACAAGTTTTTCGCCCAATAATGTGGTCCATTGTCCGTTATTCATCTGCCCTATCATGTCATTTCCCCATTTTTTTTCATTGTCTTGTGCCTCTTTTTTTTGTTGGGCGATAGTTACACCCTTTTTTTTTACAATGGTTGGTGGTTTGATTAGAGCCCATCGAATTCGCTCTTGTAAGTTCGTGTCTGTAACGTGATTGAATGGTTGTATGTGTATGTATTCTTCCTGACTACTCATTTTTTACAATATACATTGGATGCATATTGTAAAATCAATTTTTAGTTGTTATCAAGAGTGTGGTATTCGAATTACTCTTCCTTGGAGTCATCATCGGCAATGGCTAATTCATCCGCTAAGTTAGCCGACTGTGCTGTATTTACTTCACGTGATTCAAAGTCAACATTTTCAGGAACACCATTTAGATTGCCTTCCTCGTCGATTGTTTGTGTAAGAACGTTGCCACTGGATTTAGCTTGTTCTATGTTTTCCATTATAGCCTTTTTCTTGGTTTCACGCACACGTTCCTCAAACTCCTTCTTGGCGAGTTCTTCATTCTTCATTTTCTCTGAGTGTAGTGCGTTAAGTTCCTCCTCCATATGCTCTACCCGTCCAGTCTTGTACGCATCTGGGTCCCAAGGAATCCAAACACCGACGGGACCAACATAAATATCATGATTAGGGTCGCTTTCGCGTAACTTTTTACATTTCTCCTCCGCCTCGTCTTGATTTCCAAAAACACCGCGTATCTTCAGACCACGTACAGATGTCTGGAAAGCATGTTCGCGGTTAAATTGTTCGTTTAGTTTATCCTCCTGCTTATCTAAGAAATTCTTGTAATCATCCTCAATTCCACTTTTCTTTAGTTTATCCGATTCTTCCTTGACAAAATCATTGAAATCGCCGATTAACGTTTCAACATTAATGTTGTGCTTGTACGAAATAAAATGGATGAATTCAAAATATCTTTCCATAGATTTAGAGAATTCCCAGTTTTTGATGAACTGGTTGAATAGATAGACTTCGCGCTTTTCTAAGATTTTCTCGGGTGAGACGAACGACATACATGCGAACTTCTGACCTGCGATAGGCTGGTCTTCATCACATAGGTCTACATACTTTGAATTCAAAGAACCGTCGGTATTCATTTTCTTCTCGTATCCAGACATTTTAGGAATATACAAAATATACAGACGACTATTTAAGTGATTTCAACTATTATTATTAAATTATTATTAAATTAGTATATTTTTTTTGTTGTAGTATAATATAAACGAAATGTTTGACTTAAATGAGTTAGTAAAGCGTGCTATTAAGTACTTAATTGAGGGTCTCGTTGTTGCTCTTGCTGCCTTCGCTATCCCCAAGAAGCAGCTTAACGTTGAGGAGATTATTATTATTGCCCTCACTGCTGCTGCCACATTCAGCATCCTTGATGTGTTTATCCCTGCTATGGGTTCTTCTGCTCGCGGCGGTGCTGGTTTCGGTATTGGCGCTAATTTGGTGGGTGGACTTAAGATGGCTGCATAAATAAAAAAATTTTATTGAAATAAATATGTAATTCAATAAAATAGTAGGTGTAATACGCCCAAAAACAAACATGTACCATATGCAATTAAGCATCATAATATGGATTATCGTGTATTTTCATTCCACAATATTGTTTCGGCTCTTCTTTATAATCAACTGGATTGTGTATACCAGCTTCCTTAGCACATTCAAGTAGGAACTTAAAATTACTCCAGAATTCGCTTTTGTGACCTATTGATTTTGTCATTACATGTGATAATTCGTGGATAGCTACAAACGTTAATGTGCTCTCGTCAATTAAATTATCATTATCTTGCTTCTCTTTATTCAAACAGAATGCTACCTTCTCGCCCTTATTCTCACTATATGCAGTGTAACTACTTGTAGGGAGGGTTTCCATAATTTTCTTAGGATTGAAGTTAGCATGTAACCGTTTAACATTTTCCTTGTCGGGATATTTGTTCGTTACGTAGGTAACCAATTCCTTACATTTACCAGCTATCTTTGCGAGTAAGTCGGCTGCCTTTTCTATATTTTCTCTCTCGCGTACGCAATATTTATTACCATCAACCGAAGATACAATACATGTTAATTGAAAACTTTCGTAGTTTTCGCGATATACATAATAACTCGTGCTTAATATAAACCCGATGATAAAGTAGCCTAAAACGTCTTCGCTTCTCATTATACATAATCGCGATAAAAATCTACTTCCCCTGAAATATATTGTATAACCGTAAAAAGGTTATATAATATCCTAGTAAACTGTAATCTATTTATGCCTTACCAATCTCCATAGGTTGACGGGTAGAATCACCTTCAATGGTGCTCTGGTTCCATGGACCAATATCAGCCTTGGCAATTACAGGGTCGGAACGAAGTTGAAGGTTCGCGTTTCTCATGGACTGACCGATGGTATCAAGACCAATGTGGTAACCTGCGTCAAGAAGGTCGGGCATCTTTACGCCCTCAGCATCAACATTCGTAGGGTTTAAGTTATTCCACTCGCTATTTTTATCAGTAGGTAACAAATCGCTAGGATTCGCTACGGGCTGAAGAGCATAACCAGCCTCAGTCTTACCCGCCGACGGCTTGGGATCCTCAGTAGAAACAGCGTCAGCATTCTCGTCTACACCATTCTCATTGGTACCATCCTCCATGGTGTCACGTACCATCTTCATTTGTCCGTTATAGGACATTAATCCCCATATAGCGATTATAGATATAATTAATACTAACAACATCTTTGGTGAAAAAAACTTAGCAAGTCCACGTTGAATATCTTTAAACATTTTGTTTATATAAACGTCTGATAAAAAATATTCACGCTATATTGTAAAAAATCGCTAAAATATAATGATTAGTCAGAATCATTCTCGCTAATTATACTTTCAGTATCCATATCTAAATCACTCGTATCACTATCAATATCATTCAACATGTATGTATTTTTAATATTCTTTGCTTCTAAATATGAAGATAGGGCTAGTTCTTTCGCCATCCTTGCTTTTTGTCTGGCATCCCGATACATTTTATAGTATACTTCGTTGGGTTCTCTTAAAGTGAGTTTATCGTCGGTAGGTAACTCTTCTAAAGTAAATACTACTTCTTCCATTGAATTATCAGTAATCTCGGGTACGATTTCATTGATTTGTGGGGTATCATCTACAACTATCTCTGTGTGTATGTTGTCCTCATCAATAACATCTGTAATTCCGGAATCATGGACGATAGTCTCTTTTTCTGTATTTTTTCCTAAATTATTTGTGGGGTTATCATTCTCTGGTGATAATATCTCATCGTGTTCAATAGTAGACACAATATCATTCATCGCATCGGTTACTAGTAAGGATGGATTGAGTTCATTCACATCGCTGGTAGGTGTTTCCATTTGGCTACTCGGTTCAACGTCAATATTATCAATAACCGGTTCTTGTAATGGAACATTCACTTTTGTCTGTATAACACATTTATCAAACAGTTTAAATTCCTCGGGTCGCAGGACTAAAGCTTGTTTCATTTCGATTTCTATTTGAAAACTCCTGGCAGAACATTTGATACCTTGAATTTCAAGAACATTCATAAGTTTCATATCTTCTTTAATGGTTGTAAAATCCACTACATTCTCGTCTTCATCATATATCTTGATGGATGGTTTTTCCAATGCGGTAGGTATGTTTGTTCGTATTATGTAAAATTTCCCGGATTTATAAATCTTTAATGGAGATGTAAAATAGTTTTCAATATCCGCCTTTTCCATGTTACCGTCAAACCAGGAGTCGCGATGGTTGTAAATATACTGAATACAGTGTTCTTCTAATTTTTCAAACCACTGAATAATGAACTCATCTTCATTCGTAAAAAGTAGGTCAGTATAATATTTCCTACCATGTTTTACAAACCCATTACGCGTGTTACATGTAGGAGGTTGTATATATATTGGACTGTTCTCCTTTTTGAACCGTATAAAATAATTACCACCGGAAATCAAAGTCGGCTTTGATAATATTAGGCGTGTGAAGTCAAAATCGCGTAACTTTCCATTGGTATCGTATATTTGCTCCATAATAATTTATATGTCCGGTTCTCTTTATTATAATTTTATCATTAAACATTAGTTTTACGTTTGAACTATGGGTATCATTTCTTTGACTTTTGTATTACGGAATGTATGCGAAGTTTACGGGATAGTTGTATAGAATTTTTTCAAGACGAGAACATAAAGCGAGATTTACGGGAAATAGCAAAACCAATCCTAAATACAATATACGACGAATTGAACGTGTACGTATGGATTGTATTTGTTTATAATATATTTTTGATTTTTATCATTTTAGCGAATTTGTTCTTATTGATTCGTCTATTGAGGTATTCAAATAAAGTATCTTATATAGATTAATATGTGCTTTTATACTATAATGGCATCCCACAAGACAAATAAGCGTTCATACAAAAAGCGCCCTGTTAAAAAAACAACCCAAAAAGGAGGTGATATTCAAATATTTGGATATGTATGCAAAAAAGAAGATAACAATGAAGATAAGATAGATGTAGAGGAAGATGTTGTCGAAAATGAAATAGACGAGAACGACAACGTGGATGAGGATGTTGATGCTGATATGGATGAGGATGCTGATGCTGATATGGATGAGGATGCTGATGAGGAGAATGACGAAATGCCAGGTGGCGGTAAGAAGAAACGTAAGTCTAAAAAATCGACAAAGAAAGGTAACAAGAACATGAAAAAATCACGTAAAACTATGAAGAAGAAGAAAGGTAAATCAGAATGGACGACATTTGTTACCGAACTATACAAAAAAAATAAAAAAACAAATCCTCTTTATATGTTTAAGAACGCATTAAAGGATGCTGCAAAAATATACAAAAAGTAATCCATCGGTAGAACCAAGTAAATAATGTATTTAGTAATATTACAAATGGATAATATTACTAACATCAATCAAAGCATTACTCTCTATTCAAATAAAAATGAACGAGAACTATTAATAGATAACGTGAAAAACTGGGTAATTCTCGACCAAAAAATACAAATGATTAATGAAAAAACCAAACAAATCCGAGAGCTCAAATCAACGATTACTACTGACATATGCAATTATATGAAACAGAACAATATAACATCCAATATCGGTATTAGTAATGGAGAACTTCGCATGTATGATAAGAAAGACTACAAACCGTTAACGTTTATGTATGTAGAGAAATGCTTACGTGAAATTATAAAAGACAAAACGCATGTTGATTATATAATAAAATACTTGAAGGACAATAGAGAAATAACGGTATCACAAGATATTAAGCGTGTTATGACAAAAATATAAATAATATGCTATATATATATTAATGTTTACTATAGATACATCTGATTTTCAAGAATATATATTCCGAAAAGATATTGCGGGAGATGTCATAACTGGTGGATACCCTATAAACAATTTAATAAGTATGGAGAACAGTGAACGTTCAATGTTGGGAGGTTCTAATACTATAGGAACATCTCGTTTTGATGGACTAGTGGTCCCCCTAGGGTTATCAGTAGACCCAAAAACGATTTTGGGTGGATGTTCTCAATTATCAACTATAAAAATGATAAATAAAGATGAAACTATAGATGATAAATTCTTTAATGAACTGTTTGGAAAGGTAAAACATAACAATGGAAATAACAAGACAAGAAAAATTAAGAAACACTAATCAGACGTACTATATGTTTCGGATAATATATCATATTTTGTATCTTTCAATAACAATACTATCATAGACACTACAATTACATTGAATATACCACTATTCATATTTTCAATGTCACTTTCATCTTGTTTTGTAGCAAAGATTATATCAACCCATTCGGGACCATAATTATAATGTAGAGATTCGTGATGTTCAACATGGATATTATTAGTCTCAAATATGTGATAATTAATAGAATGATATGAACTATAAATTAAACTCCAAATAAGTATAACGTAATGGTTTAATAGATGGATATTGAGAACACTTTTAATGTATACCAATGGGAATAATAATATAGCACCTCCTATTGTAAAAAAATTAAAAACGTTATCAAGCATAAAAGTAAGTATGGTTGAGTTCTCAGTATGGTGTGTTTTATGAAAGTATCCAAATGTATCTGGATATGTATGAAATAATCTATGTATAAAATACGTCCATAATGTAACTATAATAGATGTAATAGCTGATATGTAGTAATTATGTAATGTATAATAATCAACAATAATACTAACAATAAAGCTCAATATAATAATGGGGATATTTACCTGTAAAAATTTGATGTAATTTTCAATTATTGTATCTTGTGTATAATATTTCATGTATATGTAGTACCGATATATTCTATAAATGTATGTTTCGCTAATACCAATAATATTTTACTTGTAACGACCATTAAACCTACAAATAAGCATTGAAGTGTTTTATCACTGGATGTTAATTTGCTATACGATGGCGTATAAGGTGATGTTATTGTGTTTATCATATTGTCCTCTAAATATAATTTTTCGATAATTGTAATCGGACAATCTTGATATATAATATTCATTGCTAATACCATAAATAATAACATATTTATCATTATTAAAACAGATAAATCATTTGTCATAAGAGTAATAATTATAGGTAATGAGAACATTACCCAATGTAAAAATAGTAAAACCCATTTTGCCGGACTTTCGTATAAACATTGTATTATGTTGGGGTATATCATATCTAAATTATAGTTGCATTGTAATTTAGATAATATTACGAATAAATCAACTTAGTAACGAGACCAGTTATCATTGTTGAAAGAATTCAATTCCAATTTCTCAGGATTTTTTTTCCAATATTCTATTTTCTCTTGTAGTTCCTTATCCTCCGCAGTAAGAGGGGTTGGATGGCTTTGTTGCGCTTCCAATCGTTTTAAATCGTTTTCGGTGGGGGTTGGTTTTTTACCATAACAATTTACACCGAACTTGATATATGGGTTATCAATATAACCACCATTCACTCCAGGACGTCCACAATTGTTCTTCTTTTTAGGCATTTTTTGTAATTTATCCCAAGTGCCTTTTTGTGTAGGGAAGAATGCCATTTGTCCGTCAGACCAGCCATAATTACACCATTCAGCGCCGTTATTATATGCGGCTTCAATCTGGTCGTAGGTGGCTATTTTAGCACCGAAAGAACTACATACTGCTTGTGCGTCCTCGTATGAATATTTATTGTTAGATACATTAAACACTTCGTCTTGTTCTATTGGTATAACTGGAATTTCAGTAGTACCTTTCTCTACTTCTTCTTCTTCTGGTGTGGAAGTTCTTAGAAAATCAACAATGTTAATATCAAATGTTTTTTTCATAAATACCACTATAGCGGTTAACAGAAGACTAATCCAGGCAGTGCTTTCTACTAAGGAAACAAATATGGGTTTTGTAGAAGAAGACATAGGTATTCGGAATAGATAAACAACAATGTAAAGAGAAACAATAAATAACGGAGTAGATACAAGGTTATTTGAATCTTCTAAAAATAACAATACATTATCATATAGCGCTATCAGGTCATCGGTAATTTGTTGTTTTGGTTTGGAAGTATAGTAGGAAACGGCGAAAATAAAAACACTGACAAAGAATATAAAATCCAAGGTTCTACCTAAATTCTGTTGAAATTCCCCGGGTTCTCTGCCCTTGTTAAAAAACATTCCTAAAACATAGTAGACAACAACGTATATGGCTAAAAACCATATCAATAAAAACATATTTGAACTAGTAAGATACTGGGATGTGATGTCTTTTACAGGTAGTGTACTATCTTCCTTAGAATCCTTGTCTTCTTTAGAATCCTTAGAATCCTTATCTTCCTTAGAATCCTTAGAATCCTTGTCTTCCTTAGAATCCTTAGAATCCTTAGAATCCTTGTCTTCCTTATCTTCCTTATCTTCCTTATCTTCCTTAGAATTATTATCTTCATTAGTAGTTTTACCATTAGATAAGTCAAGTAAAGGTTTGGATTTTTCGTTACTCTGTTTTGTAGAATCGGTTTCTAAATTTTGAGAATTATATTTCATTGTAGTCATGTTTTATATTATAATTAGTTATTTTTTTTACGATAAAAAAGACAATATGCCATAGATGTTACTACTTTTGAAGGGTCATCGACTTGTTCTATTATATTATCATTGAAATGAATCCATTTATCACTCGCGTGTTTTACGAACGCAGTATAATGTCCTCCATTAGTCCCTCCGTTATGATTGCATACACCGTACAAATCATATACATATGATTTGGGATTGTATCCAAGGACATACTTGGATAGATCTAGGTCATTTACCGGAAAGTCTATCTTTGTGTTTATTTTACGACGACCATCTGGAGTAAATCGTTTTAAAACAATCACTAAAATTTTTGGAAAGTTCCAAAAAATAACATTCTTTTTAACAGCTTGTTTTTCATTCGTTTTTTCATTGAACCACGCGTTATCTCCATCAAGAATATCTGGTTTTATAAACAAATTCAAGCATTCATATAACGATGATTTCACTTTATTTGCTTCTATAATAGGTAAGTCTAACATAAAATAGGATTCAGGTTTTAATACGAGTGATTTAGTACCCTCAATGTCTGTAATTTGATTAGCGTAAATTCCATAATAAAGGTCAATTATTTCAGAATATTCCTTATCACATAGATTTTGAAGTAATTTATAACATTCAACCGCCAGTTTATCTTTCATATTTACCACCTTCCCTGATATTCGCATTTTAACACTACGAGAAAGACTCGTATGCATACAATCTATAATAAACATGAAAAATTCAGGCATGTCGTTTTGCGTGTATCCAGTAAACAGTTCCTTTCCTTTTTTATTAGCAAGTTCATGCATAATAGTAACAAACTTTTTGGGTTTTACTACACCATTACCACTCCACATTACTCGTCGTAACTCGTCCCATGCAATCGTCGCTTGACTTTCTACGGTATCCCTTTTAAGGCATTCCGTATATTTATCTGAATCCAAGAATTCATTTAATTCATAGGTATGATTTATTATCTGCATACATGAATTTAAAAAACATGTATTTCCCAGGTTTTCCATTCCAGTATTTCCATTATTGGTATATTTAGATAAATCCATTTGTAATAAATGTATATAGATATTTCTTTACACCATTTATAACAATTATACTTTACATGAGTAACCCTCTAAATTCATTTGATTATCCACAATCCCCAGGGAATGAACCACAAACGGTAAGTGACGCAACAAATATACACCACAATTTAGTTCGTGGTATGCATGATGTGATGATTGGATATAATAGCGTGATAACTACTTATAACCAAAACATATCAAGATATTTATCAACTATAGACGAATATAGACAAGACCTGAATATTGCACGAAATCATGGAAATCCCACATCTATACCATCTACCCCTATAAGACCGAGAAGACATATAAGACCGAGAAGCTCCCCCATGAGGCATAATACAAATACATCGTTTCCCCAAACACCAATATATGGAACTACTCAATCTACTACATTTACTTCTCCGACATCATTATTTTCAAATATATTTTCATTGCCAATCCCAAGTAATCCTATTAGACAGTATGAAGATGTTATTGTTTCACCGACACAACAAGAAATATCAAATGCCGTAGAGATATTTAATTACAGTGAAGATAACCCATCTCCTCATAGAAGATGTCCTATTACGATGGATGAATTCAATATGGACGATAGAGTGACAAGAATACGTCAATGTGGACACATGTTTCATGAAGATGCTATAAACAACTGGTTCAGAGTAAACGTTAGGTGTCCGGTGTGTAGATATGATATTCGGGAATATACAAATGCTACAACCAGAACTAGTGTAGATACATCTAACAGCACTACGAATGCACAAGACCAATCTATAGACCAGCTTACCAATCAGATAACTATGGAAATAACAAACATGTTGACTCAAGCATTAGGGAGTTCGGCCCAAACTACTACCAACGATGTTTCGCAAAATTCAGTATTTACATTTGATATACCAATAACAATCACCAGCTCTTATGAGAATGAATATGATGAGGACGATGAGATAGAAGACATTGAGGATGTAGAATAAAAAAAATGTGACAATTATACATTATGTGTCACATTTTTACATGGTATTGAACTGGATTCGTTTACTTAGGCTTGGTAAAGAATGTATCTAATGTTTGAATACGGTTTTTAGTATTGTATATTTTGCTAAGGACTTTATCAAACAATAGAATCTTTATCTTCGCACTACACATTTTTTCTTTCTTTTTCATGAATGTTTCTAAGTCATGCCCTTCAGATTCTAATTTTTTTAGGTCTCTATTAAATGTTTTAATTGCGGACTGTTTGTTCTGCATCGTCCATATTTGTTCTAATGCCAATCCAAACAATTGTTGTAATGGTTTCATCAACTGATTTGTAATATAGTGGGTATAATCAATCTGTAACTTGTTATCTACAATGTATTCAGGTGTTTCTATTTTATCCCCCATTAGTGCTTTCGGTTTGTCATTGACAATAAATACAAACTTCATTCTATCTCCGGGTTTCGGTTTATTTCCTGGGTCACGTTGTCCTATACGATTCGCTAATACATTGTGACCTATTTGGTTTGGATTTTTATAATATCCTTTTAGTGCTTTTGTAATCATCAATTTATCCATACTGACTTTACCGTCAATTAAATCTTGTAAAGCCGTCTCTAAATACTTAATCGCATCCTCTACATTATTCCCTTTCATAAGAATATTCAATATATCTCCGTATACATCCTTTAAGTAGTCACAGGAGTCACGTCGTTTGATTGATAACCCCATATACTTCAAGTACCCCTTATTTGGGTCATCTTCGTATAAAATACCAACATATCTCTTTTTAGAAAGCAATATGAAAGGCATGAGGGTTTTCTCATATTCTAAGAACATAGGGGCTTTCAAGTAATTACTACATACAACTTCTATGTCTTTAGATATTTCAATCGTTCCTTCTAATGCTTTTTTACCGCGAATCTTTTCTCCAGTTTCCGGGTCTTCCAGGTTCAATGTATAAAACACAGAATCGGTATCACCGTAAATATATTCGGCACGACATCTCATGGGACCATGACACTTGGTATCATATACTAAGTCTCCGTAGATTTCTTCAATCATTCGTCTAGCATACATAATCATCATACGTCCAGTTGCGGTAGTGGACGCAGCAACATCCTTTTCATAAAAGGTAGAGGTTCGTGCCCCACATTGACCGTATAATGAGTTTGCGGTTACTTTATACCCCAGTTGTCTTTTATCCAGGATATTTTGCATAAATGGGTCTTTCTCAGTCTTTATCATTTTGCGGGTATCTTTTCGGGCTTTCAATAGCTCTTCTAAAATAGAAGGCATAATTGATTTTTGATTGTCTGGTAACTGAGCCCATCTACACGTCATACGTCCAACTTTTGTCTTTACTTTTCGCGATAACGGATTTGCAGGATTTCTTAGGTATTCATAATTATCATAGTCAATGTCAATGTATTGATAGTCTGGTAAATTGTCATATATGAAATTCCCAGCTTTATCGCGTTCGCCCGTAACGTGTATTAAATTGTCATCCAAATCATACGTTTTCGTCCATACCTTACTATCGTGGGAATAATTTTGACTAATCATTGAAGACGGATACAATGAAGAATAATCTACACATGCTACCGGGTTATCCATATACATAGAACACTTAGGGGGAAGAACAATTGCGCCTTCATACCCTTCTTCCTTTACTGTCTTTTCCAGATCGGGCATAAGTGTGTTTTTTTCACGGCATTTTTTAGCAACATAACTGGTTAGCTTGATACCTTGTCCTCTGAATATCAGGAAATTAATGGGAACGCTACAAATACTTGCCATCTCTGTATATCCAGTAATAACATCGATTTTATTCATCAAATGATGGACGAGGTTACAATCTTGAATACAATATTTCGCAACAATTGCTCTGTCGCTCGATGAACCATTCGCTAATCTGAAAATATCTTGTGGAGTTACGTCATCTTTCGCGGTTCCCCATTTGAGTGTTTTATTACCTTCAATCCCAGTCTCGTGATTTGCTATCATAATAACATTAAACGTAGTGGTTTTGTCATTATCGGTAACCTCTCTACCAAATTCAATATCGATAACTTTGAACTTCTGACCGTTCTTATAGTAATTTGTAGTAACTCCGCTAAACTCAATATGAATATAATCGTTTTTATGTAGTCCGGCTAAGTTCTTACTATACAGTTCGGTAATATTACCATGTACTGGATGGGAACAACATACCACCTTTTTGATACTATCGCTTATATATTGTCCGGCAACATCATCTAATTTATAGGACGCCAAATTAAAATCACGTCTGAAATATGCATACATATCAATTTGTAATCTACCTGTCATTTTGAAATACCTCAAATCGTAATCTCCACTTGCGATTTGCATTTTGGTGTTTTCAATATTCAACTCTCGGGTATTTCTATCTTCCTTCGCGCACATTTCATTGATTTTTCGCGATAGTTTTAAGAATTCACGCTCACATTTATTCTCTTGTGCTCTACGAAACATGAACTCATAATCAAACCCAAAGATGTTGTATCCAATCATGATGTCTGGATTTTCATTTTGAATCAACTTAGCCCATTTTAATAATACCTCTTTTTCGGTTTTGGCGGTTTCAATAATAGTTCCATCTACATCATCGCATGTGTTAAGAACAACGCAGTGATTCATATACGGTTCAGAATCACCATATTTCATAAACGTTGAGCCGATGAAAGTAACCTTGTCTCCCTCAAGTGGTGGAAACATTAGCGTGATTACTTCGTTGGATAGTTGTATCTTTTCTTCACGGTCATATTTATCACTAAGTAATATATCTATAATGGTAAACTTTTTATTCGCTTTCACTTTCTTTTCATAAGGCTTATATGTATAACTGTTACCCTCTCCATTCTCGTGTTGACCCATTTCATCACTATCTCCACCAGTGCCTTGTGTTTGATATTCTTGGTTTATTTTATCAAACACCCGGTCAATTTGGAGTATTTTTGAATTCTCATCATTGGAGTGTTCGTTTTTCGCTTTCTCCATAGAGGTTTTTGAAAGAGCATCAATCTTATCCTGAATGTACTCCTTCGTAACCTTTGCTTTTGGATAAACTAAATCAATATCATCAAACTTACCAAATCCAAAAGCCGCCATGATACACTTTTGCATTAATGTGATGCTATTAGTCTTGTCTAAAAACCGCAGTTGTTGTAGGAATGCGTCAACTAGGTTGGCAGCAAAACGTTTATAGGTTTTAACTGGAATAGGAAAGTCACCGTGACTACTACTTGCTTCAATGTCAAAACTACATATTTTGAACGGAACGCGCGTCTCCTTTTCGGGCATAGGAGTAATATCCTTTAACGAACATTTATATTCGTACTTGCATGTAGTAGTAGAAATTGGTGGCTTTATCATACGCGATGTATTAAATGAAATCCACCCAGATGGGCTTACGGCATTAACGTGGAAATATCTCAATAAGGGGGGTATATTGCTCTCATAGAGTTCAATTTCCATCTTTTTAGATACGAGGTTTGTACGTTTACGAATATTTTCACCCGTACGTTCATCAACAATATAATCAAACCATAGATTCTTGGTTTTATTCATACTGGTTGTATTTTTAAAGACGAGTTTTATAAACTTGTGCTTTCCTCCACCAGAGAATCCGTATAATTTATGGTGTTCTACGAGGGTTGATGAAATGATAGAGTCTTGAAACATCTTCCCCACCTTTTTCTTCAACTCATCTACAAAACAACGTTTATCGTATTCCGTCCAATTGTCACCAACCTTTACAAAGAAGAATGGAGTGTAGTCTTCGACATATAAACAACATGTCTCGCCCTTTTCGTTAACACCGAACATTTGTATGATGAAGGATTTTTCATCTTTCATCGGTCTATACTTGTTTTCATTGGAATCATCACTATCTCCTCCGTCATCCGCTGATGACGCTTTCTCTTCATCATACACATTGAAATCAAACAACCGAAATGATTTTCGGATACCCATCTTTTTCGCGGTGTTGGACGGCATTCTTGCGTATTTTGTTCCTACTAATATATACCCGTTGGTTTTAGATTTTTTATTCAAACTATTATATATAATGCAATCAATTTTTACAATGTATATTATGTATCACACATTGTAAGATTAGCGGGATTTAGACCGAATGCTTCTATTGGACGCTCTTAGTTTGGATTTGATATATCCTCCATAGGTTGCCTTCGCCCATTCCGTCATCGCATCTGCGGTTCGGTTACCTCCATAGTAATCGGCACGACCATTTTGTATTTTAAATAGTGTTGGATATCCGTATATTTCAAGATGTTCTCCGTTTAATTTCTGTTCTTCAAGGGTTTTGAGCTTCATGTCTTTATCAAAATCAGAGTCTTCTATTTCCATCGTTTCAACATCCGCCCCCAATCGGTTTTTCATTTCATTCCATTCAGGTTTCATCGTTTGGCAATGAGGACACCAATCGGCATAAACGAGAACTAACTGACTCTTTTGTTGGGGTTTGGTACGTTTCGTTTTTGGCTTTGTCTTGGTATTAGACTTTGGCTTAGTGTTTGCCTTTGCGGTTTTATTCTTCTTTGTATTTTTTCGTTTAATAGATTTGTTTTGTTTGGTTGATTTGGTCGGTGCCATTATACAATAGGAATAGAAAATCTATTGAAATCAATCTTTTCCTAATATATATTATATATAATCATTATGAAAAATACCCAGTTATTCGTCATACTTTTCTTGTTGATAGTATTTGTCATTGGACTGTTTGCAACTATGTATTTCAACCCAAATAAATCAAATATAAACGATGATATCGAGAACATGGAACCCGCGCAACATTCAGGATGTCCGGATATGTTGGTAAAAAAAGGACAATCTTTAGCACTTTACAATACAAAGCAACCCGTCAGTGAAGGACGTAATCCTATATTATTTCAAAGTTTAGATGATTATATTAATTTTGTACGAAGCCAAGAACAAAAAGGAGTTCAGTGTCCCATCCTATATTTACAGGAAGAGGTAAATACACAAGGTGAGAACACATATCGTGTGCGACCAAGTCCATTTGATTTACAAGGTGGCTTACCAGTGAACAACCAAGAAGTTGTAGATATATCCGACGCAAATCGCATGAACTATCCATACAACGAGAACAACTACGCTGGATTTGACCCAGAAGGACAATATGTAGGAATTTATACTAATTTAGATGCTATTCATGATTCGACTAAACAATCCAGTAGTAGTAGTGATAACCCAATGGACCCGAATTGGGGAGGTATCGAGTATACGAGAGATGCAGTAAAATCTGGTAAATATGAAGACCGAGAAATTACGAAACCCGTATTTGGTAGAACGGTAAACACATCACTTATTCCCGAACTACCCTCTAATGTAGAGAAACCAGTAGATATTCTTTAATTGTATGTTTTCATAGAGAACATAAACATACAATTAGTCGGTGGAAGTAGGAGTTTCCAGTTCAATCGCAGCGGTAGATTTGGTAGACAATAAGTACTGACGTATATTTTCTAGGGAGGTTTTACTAATTTTACGGACCTTTCCATTTGAAGTTACGGTCAATGTATCAATACATTGCGGATTTGATTGCAACTCTTGCATGAAATGATTGAATGACGAGAAGTTACTCATAATAGCCATGGCAGTTACCGAACTAATACCCGGAATTTGACATAATACGATTTCACCAATGTTCTCGGGAGTAACGTTTTCTTTCTTTACCTTTTTTACTACAGAACAATAATTACTACCACTAGGTTCTTCGTTGGTTGTATCATTTGTATTATTGGTAGTATTTGTATCTTCTTGGTCTCTCAGTCGTAATGTACCCGCAAACGTTTGTGTCAAATAATATGGAATGCGTCCTTTTCCAAATTCGCGTTCTATCTTATCAGCAGTATAAATCAACCATTCGGCAGTTTCATCCACCGTGGAGGTTTTATATAAGCTAAACCCTTTGAAAAAATGTAAAGAAGTCATAGAAGAATATACGATTTTCTTCTCGAGTGGAGTCCTCAGTTGTGAAAATAAGCCTTCTAATAAATACACTATGGAATGCAGTGGATAACCAGAGGAATGTATTAGCCTGTATGATTGTTCTTCATATCTACCATCCTTGATGGATGCTAATAAATCATTGTAGGTTTTACGCTCTATTAGCATCACCTTTTTGCCTTCATCCGTTTCAAGAAGTATATCACCAAGGGGCAGCACCCGTTTCTCTAAAATAGCAAAGGATGGAGTTTTTAAACTGCTAAGTCTTGCGTCTAACCTATCATATAATGCGCGTTCTCGTTCATCAACAATTATTTTCATAATAAGAATATAATAAGTATGTAAACTTTATTATATTGTTTTAAAAAATGTTATTTAACGCCAGACCATGGGGCTAACACCAATGGGGCGGGAAACCTTAACATTGGGGTTGGCAGTTGTAGCAACTTTGGCTAAACCATGGCTTGCGAAACGAACGCCTAAAGCGCTCGAACCACCGATGTGAATGGCGGCATATGCGTCCTTTCCAACTTGGTGAGGGAGACCTGCCTTCTTACTACCTCCGGCGGAGTTTTGGTTAACAATACTGGCTATAGCCGAGACTTTTTTAGAACCACTTAATACCATAATTATATATTTACTAAATATTTTATTACACCCGAATATAATATAATAAAATGATATAGAACAATTGTTACATACAACAGTATAACATTCATTTTATTACCCGTTAAGAATAAAATGAATACCGATGAAGATATCCGAATTGAAAAGAACGCAAATGGCATCGAGTCGTATGTATTTGACCCATACAACTCAGTGAATACAGTGATTACTGATGCCGAAATACAGAATATGTTGTCAAAATATGGAATAAATGCTAACATCTATAATTCTATGTTATACAAACGCGCGTTCGTACATCGCTCTTATATCAAGCGTCCAGATATTGAAAATGAGTACAATAACATTACAATTGTTCCACAACCAGAAGATTGTTTACCTTTATATACTAAATCAAACGAACGATTAGAATTCGTAGGAGATGGTGTGTTGGAGTGTATCACCAAATACTACCTATATAAGCGTTTTCCGAAAGAGAATGAAGGGTTTATGACAGAAAAGAAAATTGCTCTAGTAAAGAACGAAGCTATCGGTAGAATCGCCTATGAAATGGGACTACATAAATGGTTAATTATCTCTAAACATGCGGAAATAAAGCAAATCCGGACGAATTTAAAGAAATTGGGGTGTCTATTTGAATCATTTATAGGGGCTATGTTTTTGGATTTCAACAAAATATCGGTAACGGACGACGAGAATTGGTTTAAAGATATTTTTGTTACTGGTCCCGGATTTCAAATGGTACAGGTATTCGTGGAATCCGTATTTGAAAAACATGTCGATTGGATTAGTTTGATTAAGAATGACGACAATTATAAGAATATCTTACAGGTAAAAATCCAAAAGGAGTTCAAAGTAACACCTCACTATATGGAAGTAAAAGACCACGATTCTGAAACAGGGTATCATATGGGAGTGTATCTATGCCTGGGTCAACCGATTCATAGTGTAAAGCCAAATCAATCCATATCTATTATGGAATTTAACAAATATACGGATATACATCAATATATGTCCCAATATAACCGCATTTTCGTGTTTATGGGCGAGGGTATTCACAAGATAAAGAAAAAGGCGGAACAAATCGCATGTGAAGACGCTATTCGTAAATTAAATAATTTTTAAATTTCAAGGGTGTAACATATTATGAACGACGAAAACAAAATAAATATATAATTTGTATTGTTACTATATACATACTACAAGGAAATGAGTATTCCTAATACATATTTAGAACTTTTACAAACAAAGGTCATGCCAAACACCCAAGAAGAAATAAAAATAAAGTTTAACAATCGGCAACAAATACCTGTTTCTAATTATGTGGAAGATAATGAAAAACTTATTGTAGCGGAGACTTCCGCGCCTGCACCATTTACTATTTTAGATAAACGTCGTAGTTCTACTGTGAATCGTGACATCATTCTTGATAAATTACGAAAACAAGATGTCTTTGCGGTCAAACCGCGCCCAAGTGACATTAATAAAAATCTGTATATTCCAAAAGATATTCCAGAGCCGGTGTTACTCGACCAAGTAGCACCAAGTAAATTGGATACAGAAATTGTAATTGCGGGACCAAGTGAAGAAGAAAAAGAAGAAAAAGAAGAAATCGAGGATGGTGAAGATGATGCTATCTTTGATATGCCTACTCAAACAGATACTCGCACATTGCCCGAAGAAGAACTACAGACGATTACTCAACTAACAGAGCTAGAGGAACCAGCTAAATTTGAAGACGAAATTCAAGAGGAGAAGGTTCAAGAAATCATTGAAGAACCAAAAAAACGCGGAAGAAAGGCTAAGAAACTGGTAATAGAAGACCCAGACGAACTCCAGGAAGTGGATTTAACCACCGCAGTTATACGTACTCAAACGGTTGCTGATAGATTACCCAAAGAACGCGAGAAGAATATAATTGTTGCTCCCCCATATTATATGAATAATCGTAAATTATTTATTCAGAAATTAAACAAAATTCTTCAACCACGAGAACAGGAACTACTTGATGCGGACGAAAATGTCAGTTGTGATTCTCGAGGCGGGTCTGATGAATTTTCATTACTATCTCATCAACGAATCGTTCGCGATTATTTAAATTTGTATACCCCTTATCGTGGATTACTTTTGTATCACGGTTTGGGCTCGGGTAAAACATGCACTTCGATTGCGATTGCCGAGGGCATGAAGAGTAATAAACAGGTATTTGTTTTAACACCCGCTTCGTTGAAGATGAATTTTTTCAGTGAAATGAAGAAATGTGGTGATGACTTGTATAAAAAGAACCAATATTGGGAGTTTATTACAATTGAAGGGAATCCCGAATATTTGACTGTTTTATCCAAAGCATTATCATTACCGATTGACTATGTTCGTAAAAACAAAGGTGCTTGGTTAGTGAATGTAAACAAAGACCCCAATTTTTCCGATTTGTCTTCTGACGAAAAGACGTCGGTTGATTTACAATTAAATGAAATGATCCGCTCGAAATACAAGGATATAAACTACAATGGACTAAACATGAATATTTTGAATAAGTTGACCGATAATCAAACCCGAAACCCGTTCGATAATTCTGTGGTTGTAATAGACGAAGCTCATAATTTTGTAAGCAGAATCGTGAATAAAATCAAGCAAAAGAAATCAATATCCTATGTTTTATATGACTACTTAATGAAAGCCACTAATGTGAGAATCGTATTATTGTCCGGAACCCCTATTATTAATTACACGAATGAAATAGGTATTTTATATAATATTTTACGTGGGTACATAAAAACGTGGAATATGACGGTTAACGTGCAGACTTCTCAAAAAGTAGATACCAATGCGATTTTAGATATTTTTGATAAGGCAGGACTAAAGACACATGATTACGTAGAATACAGCGGCAATAAGTTGATAATTACTCGTAATCCGTTTGGATTTGTTAATACAAAGAAACGAGGTGTATTAAAAGGAACACAGAAACGAGTTGTAGCAGATAAGCCGAAAACCCGAAAAATAAAAGGAGGTGCTGCCGGAGAAAGCTTTCAACGTTATGATGGTGTAAAATTAGATGAAAGTGGTAATCTAAGTGACGCAGACTTTTTAAAGAAGGTATTGTATATACTGAATAAGAATGGTCTGGACGTACAAGAAAAAACAATAGAAATCAAATTGAATAAATGTCTTCCAGACGTGAAAGAAGACTTTTTGAAAACGTTTGTAAATGAAGACACCGAACAGGCACAGAATATTAATTTATTCCAACGTCGTATATTGGGATTGACCTCTTATTTTAGAAGCGCACAGGAAAACTTATTACCTTCCTTTGTTACAACCGAACAAGGAGACAATTATCATATCGTGTATAATGAAATGACCGACCATCAGTTTGGTGTTTATACCAAAATTCGTAAAGAAGAAGCCGATAGAGAAAAAGCAGCTAAAAAACAAAGAAAGAAACAACCCGACCCGAAACAGGAAGATTTGTTTAGTATTTCATCTACGTATAGAATTTTCTCTCGCGCGGCTTGTAATTTTGTATTTCCCGATGAAATTGAACGTCCTATTCCTACCAAGAACATTGAGAAAATGACCGAAAACGACATGGATGTAGTACCTAGTGGTTCCGTTCAAGAAACTGACCCATACGCAAATCTAGATGACGACATTGATGCTGATTCTAAGATAGATACTGAAAATTATGCGAAACGTATAGAAAATGCTCTTTCAAAATTAAATACAATTGATAGTGATACGGGCAAAAACAAATATTTAACTGGAGATATGTTACAACAGTCAAGTCCTAAATTTTTACAAATACTTGAGAACCTAACCAACCCAGACAATATAGGGTCACACCTGATTTATAGCCATTTTAGAACAATGGAAGGTATCGGCATTCTTCGTCTAATGTTATTGGCAAATGGATTTGCTGAATTTAAGATACGCAAAAATGCGGATGATTGGGAAATAGTAGACGATAATAACGACGCAGGTAAACCAAAGTTTGTGTTGTATACTGGTACTGAGACATCTGATGAAAGAGAAATAATACGAAATGTATACAATGGAGCATGGGATCTTGTTCCTGTAAACATTGCGAATAAACTAAGAGAACAACACGAAAACAATATGTATGGCGACGTAATAAAGATATTTATGATTACTTCTTCTGGTGCGGAAGGTATCAATTTAAAAAACACTCGTTACGTCCATGTTGTCGAGCCTTATTGGCATATGGTTCGTCCCGACCAGGTGGTTGGACGTGCCAGACGCATTTGTAGTCACCAAGATTTACCAGAAGAGTTACGCACCGTCCAGGTATTTTTGTATGTAACCAGGTTCAGTAAAGAACAGAAAACGGATGATAAAAACATAGAAATTCGAATTCGCGATGTTAGTCGTATTGACAAAGCAACCCCGGTCACAACCGACGAAACTCTATATGAGATAGCCAGTATAAAACAGCGTATTAATAATCAAATATTACAGGCGGTGAAAGAAACCGCAATTGATTGTAATATTTATGCGAGAACCGCGAAATCGGGCGAGAATCCAATGGTGTGTTATGGATATGGTAAAATAGAATCTAATGTGTATTCATCATACCCTTCCTTTGAGATGGATAAGATGCAGAAAGAAGGGTTAGATGTAGCTAAATTACAGTGGGACGCACAGAAAGTGAATATACAGGGTACTGATTATGCATTGAAAAAGGATACTATGGAATTATATGATTACACTAGTTATAATAATGCTCTAATCAATCCGAATATGGAACCCAAACGTATTGGAAAACTTGTAAAAGTGGACGGGCAGTTTAAAATCGTTATGTAAATTAGTAATGGTGTAAAATGAAATATTATATTTTCGTAGGGTAAGTAAAATATAATATATGGAGTCTAAAATCCTATTTTCTTTATTATTAAATGACATGTTAATGGTTGTATTAATGAACCCGACGATTCATCTATTTTAAGTCCGCCAGGCGGGGAACCAACTGGGTTATTTATACTTAATATGGATTCTGAACCGCTTGGGGTAGTAATAATTGACATCCCAACTAGACTTCCACCGCCAGATTTACCCACAACCGTTTGTACGAGTTCATTACCATTCAACACGACTATTAATTCACCAGCATTACTAGTTGTCACTTGAAACGTAATCTCAAAAATACAATCTGGTGGCAATGTGAATTCATTTGGACTGGTGCCTTCTTTGCGTTGTATTATGCCAAATGGATTCACAGATGGACTAGGAAAATTAACGGACTCCCCTGGACCAATATCATCTGGATTGTCATTCACTCCACTTTGGCTCATCTGTCCGTAAAAATCCGCGAAACTAGAAGCAAAACTTGGACCAGTAGGACCGGCAGTGCCAGTATCGCCCTTCTCGCCGTCATCTCCCTTTGGACCCGTAGGTCCAACTTCCCCAGTATCGCCTTTCTCGCCGTCATCTCCTTTTGGACCCGTAGGTCCAACTTCCCCAGTATCGCCTTTCTCGCCGTCATCCCCTTTTTGTCCGGTCGGTCCAGTATCACCTTTCTCTCCGGTAGGACCAGTATCACCTTTCTCGCCTGTGGGTCCATCGCACCCCGGTTCGCCACAATGACCGGTAGGTCCGGTATCGCCTTTCTCGCCAGTATGACCGTCATCTCCTTTCTCGCCAGTAGGTCCGGTATCACCTTTCTCGCCGGGACATCCAGGTTCTCCGCAATGACCGGTAGGTCCGGTATCGCCTTTCTCGCCAGTAGGTCCGTCGTCTCCTTTTTCGCCAGTACGACCAGTATCACCGTCATGTCCGTCACAACCGTCGCGTCCATCATACCCGTCGCGTCCTCTTGCCCCAGTTGGTCCAACTGGTCCTTCTTCCCCTTCTGGTCCCCGAGGACCAATTGGACCAGTATCTCCGTCACATCCATCGCGACCATTGCACCCGTTTTTGCCATCAATACCATCTTTTCCATCTTTTCCATCGCGTCCATCATGTCCGTCTTGTCCGTCTTCCCCATCACACCCGTCTTTTCCATCACGTCCGTCGCGTCCATCTTCTCCATCTTTTCCATCCTTTCCATCACGTCCATCAATGCCATCACGTCCATCAATGCCATCTTGTCCGTCTTCACCGTCACATCCATCTCTCCCCGGTTTACCATCTTTACCATCTTCACCGTCCTTACCGTCCTTACCATCTCTACCATATTTACCAACCTTTACAACCTTCTTACAACTATTATTGCGCTTCTTTTTTGAATAGCAATAATTACACTCCTTGTGAGAGTGTTCGTCACACGTACAATACGAATCGTCACAACCAGTCATATATAATATTTTATATATAGATTATGATTATAGTATAGTTTGTTCTAAATATTTTATGCTTAGCATATATGCTTTGTAATTACACATGATTGTTACAAAATACAATACTACCTAGTTTTAGTTAGTTTCCGAGATATTACTTACATGGTCTGATTTTGATAATAATACATTTTTCTTCATCGGTACAACATTTTTTAGACCGACATTTACCTGGGCTTTTTGAACGTTTCTTGTGTTTATTATTCTTTCCGCACTTATAACAGTCTTTCGGGGGATCACATTTTTTAATTTTATGACATTTGTTACATCTACATGGAGACGCATATGTTTTTTCACTTTTTTCGGATACATACGAGTAACGGTCGTCATCGGAATCGTCTACAGAATATTCATCAAAAGAATAGTAATGCTTTGGCATATTATACAATAAAACTATATAATAACCTAAATAGACTGCATGAATCGTCATAGAAATTAATAATGTAATTACAACAGATACAGTATTAATAATAGTACTTAGAAAGTTTTACGTTTAATATCACCTTGTGTTAATAGATACCAGTGATCTTCTACGTAGTCGACCGATGTGAAATAATCAATGAATTTGGCATTTACCATACCCTCGCCGTCCTTAAACTTAATGACAACAAAAGGGTTCGTCATGTTTCCATCTTTGTCTTGGTAAGACGCAGTGTAACTAGCACTTAACACCTCACGTTCCTTAATATCTCCATGGGAATCAACGGCATAGACCGTTCCTTCGGCATTTGTAAAAATGGAGATAAGGGGGCGCTTTCCGCCTTTAAGGATGTTAATCACAGATTCGTTTAGTTGCGCGTAGTTATCACTATTTAGAGCAATAGGAGTAGCCATTATATATATATAGTATATAGCTTTTTTTCTAAATCTATTACACATAAAATGAATATACCCGAACGCTATATACCTCAAAATTTGTCAAATAGAGATAAGAAAATACAACGGAAAAACATAGTAAAGTCACGCAAACTCTATCGGAAGAATAAATACTTTACGCGCCCAAAACTATCGTCTTTCAAGTCCACACCCTCGAAACATGTAAAGACCGCAAAAAAAATGTATAACATCACCACAATCAAGCCTTCCCGAAAACTCGCAATGAAAACCGGCTGTTCTAAAAAAACATTGACGGCAATTGTGGATAAAGGACGTGCAGCATATTATTCGGGTGGTTCTCGACCGAACCAGACCCCGGATTCTTGGGGCATTGCAAGATTAGCAAGTTCCATTACAGGTGGAAATGCTAGCACAGTAGATTTTCATCTATTGTATTCTGGTTGTAAACCGGATAGTAAGGCACTTAAACTTGCGTCTAAAACATGTAGAAAGAAAAACAAATGTAAAAAATATTCTAGAAAGAACACGTTCAAAAAATAGATATAATCTAAATAAAATATAAAAACAAACGCACTATACCTAGTATACCCTAGGAATTATGAATGAAGAAAATAATGTATTAACGATTAAAACCGTTCAGATTCAGCCTATACGAAACATGATTACCGCGATTAAAGATATATTAACAGACGCAACCATTACGTTTACTAAAGACGGTATGAAAATTATTAATTTTGACAAAACACATACCATATTGGTGAATGTGCTATTAGACGCAAGCAAATTTGAAAAATATGATTGTCAACCAGATAAGATTATTGTATGCGCGAACACGCTACACTTATTCAAAGTGATATCCACTATGTCAAATGACGACACTTTGTCAATGTATATTGACAAAGCAGATTACCACGATGGTATTGTGTCTCATTTGGGACTTCAATATGATAATGGGGATATTAAACAATGCTACAGTCAAAAGTTACGTTTAATTGAACCGGATACAGATGAGCTCTTTATTCCCAACGTTGAATATTCTACCGTTATCAATCTACCCACTTCGGATTTCCAAAAAATTATCCGCGATTTAAATAGCATTTCTGACCGTATTGAAATCAAATCCGTTGGCAGCGATTTAGTGTTTTCATGTGAAGGTAGTTTTGCGAGTTCCCGTATTTTTAGGTCTGAGTCAAAGGACAATATGAATTTCATTCAGAAGTCGGATGATTCAGTTATTTACCAAGGCGAATTTTCGCTAAAGAGTTTGTCTCATTTTATTAAATGTACTCCTCTATGTAGTCATCTTGAAATGTATCTTGGTAATGACCTACCCCTTATTATTAAATATGATGTTGCGTCACTTGGTAGTATTAAGTTGTGTTTGGCAAACTTGCCTCCACTATAAATTGTATTCATTGAATGATATATTCTACATTACATATATCATTCGAACTTGCGGAATAACCATCGAAAAATAACCATTACATACTCTATATGAAAACGATTCTAGTAACGGGAGGAGCCGGATTTATAGGTTCCAATATGTGTGAACGACTGTTACGTGACGGCAATTTCGTACTATGTATAGATAACCTTTATACTGGTAATTTGCATAATATCTCGCATTTATTTGAAAACCCACACTTTAGATTTATAAATCATGATATAATTGAGCCATTACATATAACCGACCATAAAATAGACCAGATTTACAATTTCGCGTGTCCTGCGTCTCCCCCAAAGTACCAAATAGACCCTATTTATACATTGAAGGTGAATTTTCAAGGCATATTACATTTATTGGATTTAGCAAAATACCATAATGCTACTTTATTACAATCATCTACATCAGAAGTCTATGGCGAACCCGAAATAACTCCCCAACATGAAGATTATCGTGGAAATGTGAATACAGTCGGTATTCGTAGCTGTTATGACGAAGGGAAACGAGTAGCGGAAACCCTCATGATGGATTATCACAAACAATACAATGTTGATATTCGTATTGTCCGCATTTTTAATACTTACGGTCCAAAAATGGATAAAGATGACGGTAGAGTTGTATCCAATTTTATAAATCAAGCATTAAATAATGAAAATATTACCTTATATGGTGACGGCAGTCAAACTCGTAGTTTTTGTTATATTGAGGACCAGATGAACGGCTTAATCAAGCTAATGAATTCAGGTTATGTATATCCTGTAAACATTGGAAATCCGTACGAACTAACAGTCAAAGAATTGGCAGATGTTATTATTAAATTAACAAAATCTGATTCACAACTTGTATTTCATCCATTACCGTCGGATGACCCAACCAATCGTAAACCGGATATTCAAAAAGCACAGTTACTTCTAGATTGGAATCCAGAATATAATCTGATAGATGGTATAACAAAAACGATTGATTATTTCAAAAAATGCTAATAACTAAGTATGTGATGAATGATACATAGTTATTTACACGGATGGTATGTGTTTTTCGATAATTTCCGCACGTTTTTCCCACGTACAGTTCTCTATATAAGATTGTTGGTTTGTTAATAGTTTTTGATTGTATTCACTATAATAATTGTTAATTACATTTATTGTCTTTGTTACAAATTGACGACTATAACTTTCCGGTATTTTGTCTATTTGGACGGGTTTTTTGATAAAGTCATCCGCAACTACTTCTTCATGTAAAACGTCAATATGAGGATTATATAAATTGGCAAAACCGTTAGATGTTTCGGGTATAGCCCCCAATTCAGATGAAATGACGTTACATCTGTACGCCATGGCTTCCAATATGGAAGTACAACATGTTTCGGCATAGGTATTTGGATAAAATAAGACCATCGATGTTCTAATATGATTAAACAAAATGGATTGAGGGACAGAACCATAAAAGTCGATATTTGGGTCATCTATTAACAATTGGTATATTTGGTGATAGTATCTATCCATTACAGTGTGGCTTACTTCATGAATATCTGTAATTGGTATGTATTCTGTTTTATTCTTCTCAATTTCTCTTGAAAAACATGAAAAAACTTTTAATTTAATACCGGGAATATGTTTTTTTACTTGTTGGAATAGGTAATATGCTACAAGTAATCCACGAAAGGGGGTACTATAATATATCATCGTCTTTTCTTTTTCTATGAACTTTAATTCGTCTAGTTTTATCAATGGAGATATACCATTTGGCATTGTAATACACTTATTGTGGTCGAGTCTATATTGTTGTATAAATCGATTCTTTTGCCAATTACTTACAAAAATGTATTTATCGAATGGATATTGAACCACCTCATTTGTTATAAAAGCTACATTTATGTCATGTTCCATTAAATTCCATAGTTGAATATTTGGGTTTATATTTGTTAATATTTCCTTACTTACAGGACATTGTCCTTGAAAAATAATAATATCAGGAAAAATTGTTTTGATAGAATCAATATTTAATGGATAATATTGTAAATTCGCATGAATAATTGTTTTTGTCTCGGTTCGCGTCATAACACTAACATTATATTTTTTAGATAATACATTTGATAGATTATACACGGCAGCTTCAGTTCCTCCCAATGCACGTTTATTTATGGTATCATAATCCCATTCGGAATAATCAATAAATAGAATCTTTTTGGGGGGTAAAATCATAGGGAGTGTTGTATGTAGTTTTAAAATTGTTTGTTTATGAAACGTATGCATATCTTGAATATTTACAGTTTCTTTCACAATAGTAGAGTAAGGCTTTATAATTGTATCGGTAATGTTATACTTACCCACAAGGGTTTGTATTAAATCCAGTTTGTATTTGTTATCATTTTTGTCGTAATCATTTTCAAATGAACTTGTATTCTTGTATGATACACTGTCTTCATTTACCGCATTATATAGGTATATATATGGGTCTGAAAGATGTGTAATAGTAAATGCTGGATTCTTGTCCTCTTTATAAAGTAGAACAGTCGTCATAAAATCGTCATAAATATACATTCGTTCGTCATATAACTGAATATATTTTGACAATATCTTACGATTAACGCATAATAATCTACCTGGGGTTGCAAGTGTCGTGTTAAATTCTTCATTCAAACTATTTATATTCATACATTCTTCTACATTATAATAGAATTGTAAATTATATGTATTGTCTGACTTAGGTGGTTGGATTTTTATTTTATGATAGGTTGAGCTATTTATTTTTATTTTGGTGTTTCCATACAAACAAATCACATCACTGTTTTCAGCTATACGAACATTGTTTATTCTTTGTATAGCATTTGGAAACAGGAAATCGTCACCATCTAACATAATTAAATTTTCATAACGATAGTCTTTATAAAACAGTTGTAATACCGAATTATGTCCTTTTCCAGGAGAACCATTCGATTCCGTTCTTACGATTTTTCTTAATTTCGTATAATTATTCTTACCAAATTCGTACATAACATCTTGATAAAACTCTTCGTTCAATGTATTTACAATAATCATTATTTCATAGTCATCATATTCAAGTTGATTGAGAACACTTAAAAAAGTATCTTTTAATAATCTGACATTACTCGAACATAAAATACCTACCAAATACTTCACCATAATATAAAGAGTATAATCGCCTATATTTATATTATTCGGGACGGATATATTCATTATTCATGCGTATAAGCGTAAACAACGTTTTATCGTAAAAATTATCGATTATTCCAGGATTCGCATTCTCCTTTAACTTATCTTGGTATACCGTAATGTTGATATTACTAATTTTATAGTCAGTCAAATCATATTTTTTCAAAAGGTTATCTCTAATATTTTTATCATGATTAAAAATACCTATATTATTATCATGATGTTTGGTTACGCTATCATCATTAATACCATTGTATAAATAAATATAGGGGTCACTTAAATGAGTTATCTTATAATCAGGATTACGCAGTTCTTTATAAAAAATAACACAATACTCTATATCTACCCCTTTATACATCTCATCGTTATATAATTTCATGTATTTTGATAATATTTTACGATTGACACATAGTAAACGTAATGGTGTTATTGTCAATGTATCAAAACCATCATCTATTTGTCGTATATTGTTTACTTCTTGAATATGAAATCCCAACTGTATATTGTAATCTCGACAGTACATATCGGTATCTGGATCGACTTTGCGTTGTTTGTTGTATTTAAATATAGTATTACTTACGCTACAGTTCCCTACTAATGTTATTACATCGCTTTTTTCTTCCGTTTGTATATTGTTGATTCTTTCAATCGCATATGGAAACAGGAAATCGTCACCGTCTACTTTGATTAGGTTTTCGTAATTGTAGTTATTATAAAAGATTTCCAATACTGAATTGTGTCCTTTTCCAGGAGAACCATTTGATTCTGTTCTAATTATCTTTTTGAGTTTTTCATGTTTATTGTACCCAAATTCACGTATAACATCTTGATAAAAAACTTCGTCCAAAGTATTCACGACAATAAAAATATGGTAATCGTCAAAATTGATTTGATTGGTTACACTATTCACAGTTTCGCGTAATAAACGAACATTGCTCGAGCACAAAATACCCACTAAGTATTTCACCATTGTATAAAGAATATAATAAATATTATTTATACCTGTTTACCATGTATTATCATTCAGTCGTTTATAGTATAATTCGCAGTTATGTTCGGACGCACTCCAGCAAGTAAAAAATGTCTCCGAATACCAATGTTTTTCGCTACTGTCATTGTAGATTTTGTATTTTTCATCGGATAGCTGTATATTTATACCGACATGGTAGTATTTGTAAAACGGAAACGCAGTAACTATATCGCGTTTATTTGTTATACGATAATGTGTGAGATTCGGAGTCTCTTCAAAGGCTTTTTTCCAAGCATAATTACCGACTCTTGGACTAGCAAAAGAGGCAACCTTGACATTGTTTTCTATTTCATTTGCTAACATGTATCCAAACAAGGTAGATAATGCCCCACCTAAACTATGCCCGGTAACATAAATATCGTAATCCGGATGTTCTTCTAAAATTACCTTAACACTTTTTACAAGCTCAGCATACACATGATTCGACGTAAGTTGCTGGTAGAACCCACTATGAACGTAAACATCGTCCTTTAACTTATGCTTGAATACCATTAAATCATAATACCAATCTGATAAGGATTCGCTACCACGAAACACCACCGTAATTCGTTTTTTTCCTTCACTTATAGCAACCCCTACTTGAACGTCTGTATCGGGGTCATTTATGAATCTGTATAGTTTTCCAGTTGGGACATTCTTCGCGATCTCAACTAACACGTTCTTCTTTACGGAATCCATTTCTATCTTGTCTATCCCTCCGTCGTCCTGCAGTTCAGATACAAACGTTTCAATGTTTTCTTCTTCTCGTTCTATTTGAAAATTCTCACCATAATTGTATACTAACAGTGTTACACGTAATAAGTCTAGCATGGTATGATGAGATATACTTGTAATTTCTTCTTTTTTGTCAATCAGATTGTCATTTTCTTGTGCGGACATTCTATATATTGGAGTTACAAAACAAATTATACAGAGATTATTTTAGAATTCGTAATTGATACTTTACCGACTGTATCCGTTTTTTCTACATTTTTAACGTACGTATAAATTATTTCCAAATTCCGCTGTGATTTATATTTGGAATGCTCCTTACATACAAGGGCGCCCTGTGTTATTATTTGGCGTAATTGTTTTTTTGTAAGATTTATTTCCCCGGGCATGTTTGCGATAACATGTCCGGATGGCTCATTGTGAATGTGAAACCAAATGTCTTTATCATTCGAGTTGTCTATGATTGTGAAATTATCACTTGCATTCTGTCCTACGATATACTCTATATCATCCCCTAATGCTGAAACATATCGATGAAGGGTCTTCATACAATTATTGTTTATTTATTTACAAACAATAATACAGTTATAGTATCAATTTTACATCTAAAATTCAGGTTCATGTTTTTTAAATAAACATCCTTGTTGTTGAAGGTTCGGTATACTCGTAATAATACTCGGGTCCTGCAATGAAGATATATCTAACCATATTTTTACTATACAAAAATTCTTTTTTGGCGAAACAGTGATACCATTTACATGTTTGCTACATGACGTATCTTTACATATGGTCTCTCCGGTTATCATATAAAATAGTTTTTTCCATACTTCAGGAACATAACGATTTGAGATTTTATACGAAAAACATCCACCATTTCGGTTTCGTGGGTCTTCCCACATGGGCGTAATTCCTTCCCGCATTACAAACAACATACAATTTTTTATTACATTATCATGAATGATATCATTCAGAGATATAACTTTCTCCGCGTTGTCAATATTCCCCATGATTACGGAATAACTTGAAACATCCCAATTCTTGTCTTGTGGTAAATGGTAATATAATTTCCATTTATCATTCAACGTATGTTGGTGGGTTTGAATACTCATTGTATCCATAGCTTACGCCCGTAATATAGTAAGAGAAAAATCTTTATATATATTTGGTATATTTATTCATTTTTTACCACAGTATATGAGTTTTCTCCCAATAAAATCGAATCAGATTGAGTTAATGTAATCATATTTATATTATTGTCCATCAAATTAATCGCGTAATGTTCATCGAATACATACTTCTCTACTTGATATTCCAAGTATCTCTTAATAAAAAGCGAAGAGAGGATAATGTTATTCGCAAAGTATAGATTCGTGTCTAAGTCTATTACTATTCGGGACTTCATTTGTGGGTGAGTGTATTCAACTGTTAAAAAGGATACTTTAGAACGTATGGTTGAATAGAGTTGGGGGTCTGTATGTTTATTAAATGAATTATTAAACGTGCTATCATCTAATTTCATTGTAATCATGGTTTCTATTACATTATCGTCGCAATTTGCGATGGAAGTTGCCATACCTCCAAAATAAGAAACGCAATTGTTATAATAGTCGTTTTTACTTACTTCCGATGTGTTGTATGGATTGATGTGTTGATAATTTTCTAAATATATATTTTTGTCGCCGGAAAACAACTCATTGTCGTTCTTTAACAGGATTGATACACATACCCAGTTATTGTCAATTGGTTCAATCCGGTATTCATTATACATAGCGGTTCCATATTTAATATTGTATGACGTTGAATCAACTAGTTGTTTTATAAAATCGAAATTGTTATATAAATAGTTACCGGTTTTAACCATTCGTGTTTTCACGTCTACATATACCAAAAAGGATTTCGTTGCTATTGTCATGTAGTCAATGTTACGTATCTCGTTTATCATAAAATTAGTAGATTCTATCAAATTTTCTACATTTGTCATGAATATTGCATTTAAAAGATGATATGTGTTTGTAATCCAATCCATTTGTAATAAACTAAAGAGGTATTTTTATATTATTCACGAAAATAAATAATAAAGATGTCGCACAAATATATCTATATTATTTAACTATGCCGACTGATACATGTGGACTATTTCTATTCCATCGCGACTTTCGTATTTCCGACAATGTAGGACTAAATAACGCAGGGTATATGTGTAATAAACTATATACATGCTTTATTTTTACTCCAGAACAAGTTAACAATACCAATAAATATAAATCAAACAACTCAGTTCAGTTTATGATTGAAAGTCTAGAAGATTTACATGACAATCTCCAGTCGCATAAAGGTGAACTCATGTGTTTTTATGGTAAGCAGCCAGTAGTATTGAAGCATCTGGTTGAAGAACTACATATAACCCACCTATTTTTTAACGATGACTATAGTCCCTATGCGGTGCGTCGCGACAATGAAGCAAAAGAACTATGTGACAAATTACACATAGAATACCATACATATCCAGACTATTATTTATATGAGCCAGGAACAGTCTTAGTGGAAAGTTCGAAGAACGCATATAAGAAGTATACACCTTTTTATAATGCGGTTTTAAACAATCGTGTTCCAAAACCTACCAATGTTCGTTCCTTGCCATTTTCAGTAACAAATACATCCATGAAACATACAATCAGTTTGAAAGATGCTAAGAAACAATTTGTTAAACCGAATGTTGGTATATTGGTTCATGGTGGCAGAAAAAACGCACAAGAAAAGTTATCAAATGCGTTACAGGTCCAAGATAAGTATGACTCATCGCGAGATTTCTTTACCTATAAAACGACCCATTTATCTGCGTATATTAAGTTTGGTTGTGTATCTATCCGCGAAGTATATCATGCATTTAAGAAAAAATTTGGATTACATCATGGATTAATTAGAGAACTTATATGGAGAGAATTTTTCGCACATGTGTTATATTGTTATCCGGAAGTAGTAGGTCAGTCATACCAACCGAAATACCGTTCTTTAAACTGGAGTCAGAGCAAGGTCAATATTGAAAAATGGAAAAACGGTATGACTGGATACCCAATAGTAGATGCGTGTATGCGCGAAATGAACGCAACTGGATATATGCATAATAGAGGACGGATGACAACCGCGAGTTTTTTAATTAAAATATTGTTACTTGATTGGCGTATTGGAGAACAGTATTTCGCACAAAAACTAACCGATTATGACATTGCTTCTAATAATGGTAATTGGCAAGGTATTAGTGGAACTGGGGTTGATATGAAACCCTATTTCCGCGATATGAACCCCTGGATACAGAGTTATAAATACGACATTGATGCTGAATACATTAAAAAATGGGTTCCGGAGTTAAAAACGGTTATTCCAGCAGATATTCATAAATGGAATGAGACCTATAATGATTCAAAATATAAAGATGTCAAATATCCAAAACCAATTGTAGATTATTCCACTCAAAAAGAAAAAATGTTGAAGATGTATAGAGCAGCATAACATAGTATATTACATAAAAATGTTAATTTATGTAATAACAAATAGAATAACTAAATATCCAAGGAGATGGTGTTCTTATTTGAAGAATTCTTCTTGCGCGCTCGCTTAGGCATGTTTGTATTTTTCATGCCATTCAACGATGAAATTGAAATCACGGAATCTTCGTCATTGGATACACCTTGTGCGGGTTGTTGTGGTTTCTCATGGATGTTTACATTCCGTGTCTTCAGTCCCGATAGAATGTTATCGATATCACTTGACTGAGGACCCTTCATTTCCTGACGCTGGACCGGTGGTCTCATACTTTTTGGCGGCTCGTTTATATTTTGCTGTGAATTCATATCTACACCTTGTTCTCTAAACATAGCCCCGCGACTAGCATTAATATCAGGTCTGTTTGAAGGGGCTTCGTTCGCATAATTCATTCCCGGACGTGCCTGAGGAGGGAGATTTTGCGTTTCGACTGGAGCGGGTGGCGGAGGTCCACGTGGCTTATTGTCCGCTTCCTGCATAAAATTGTTTGCCATCGCGAATCCAGGCGATTGTTGGCTCATACTACTTACCGTAGCATTTGTAAACATCTTCATCAACTCGGGACTTTGTTTTATAACATCATTAAACGCTGGTGTAGCACTTGATAAAGCTTTGTTTGAAAAGTTCAAAACTGCTCCACTAAAACCGATACGTAGAAGGAGAGAGATCTCAGGTGCGAGTTTACCACCCTTATACTTATCATGGAGTTCACTGAATATTTCCTCATAACTATCAATGTCTTCGTTAATTTGTTCTCCCCATCCATCCAAATTCAAATCAAATGGATTAAATGCGGTATTCGCATATTCTAAGGAATTAATGAATGTCATAAACCACCACCCCTGTAACTTTACACTGTCTTTTTTTCGCTTGTCTTCCAATGCGGTTTCATATTCGTCTTCGATTTCGTCATACTCCGAATCTAAAGTAAAATGAGAATTGTGTTTGATAAGCCCTTTCTCATACCATTCGTCTAGCTTCTTAAGCATAGCCCGCTTCTTTCGGCGTTGTTCGCGTTCATTCATGGTTGTATTCACTTTGACTTCATCATTTAAAGGCATTTCCGTCATTTTGGAGAATCCATCCCACGTTTTAGCAGTTCCCAGACTATCGCGTGTAGCTTGACCTAAATTCGAATCTGTATTGTCTTCGTAGGGTGCGCGAGTTGGTTCAGGTGTACTGTTTCCGAAACCAAATAAGTTCGATGCCATACCCGATAGTGACTTTGCGCCGCTATTATTTTCAGGTTGAGGCGTATTACGTCCTGAAATCTCATTCAGTTCATTTTCTAAATTATCTAGTTCTCCTAAATTTAAATCTACATTTGACGATACCTTTTTTTCGTTCATTAATAGTTCAATCCCAGACCCCATAGTTGAGCCGGTCCTAGAAACCTCGTTACTTGGCAAATCATCAATTTCACTGAGAGCACCTAGATCTACAACTTCCATTCTATTATGATATTTATACACTATTTATTTTTAAATCCTCCGCATACATTATTATATTTTTGTGTTTGAGATACCAAATACCTTGTAAAAATGAATCAGCAAGGTCGTCCTTTTTCTTTGTATTTAATGAATCCTTCCATCTATTTAAATTGTCGTTCGCGTCAATCATAAGAGAACAATAGTATACTCCGTCTTTCTTATGTTTCTTATAATTCGCATTTATTTGACCCGTATTTTGTGTATTTTGTGTATTTTCGTTACAATGTTCTCTATTATCTATTTTTATTTCGGAAAATTGTTTTAGTTTATGTGATGATGATACGAATTCTATGTTTGTTTGGTCGTTCAACATTATAAAATACTGAGCTAACATTCCTTGGACGGTCTTCATTCTTGTTGCTATGGGAGATATCTGATTCTCAATCACTACATGATCTATAGTGTCGATGTTCTCAATATTGTTTAATTGAACTTTCATTTCCTTTCCAATACTGATTAAATCTGTTTCTCCGGCTGTCTTTTTCTTCTTGACAGTAATGATTTCAAAGCAATTCTTGGTATAATACTCTATAAGTATATCCAATAACTCCGCTTTCTTACATTTGTCAATGTTCTCTACATTTAAAAAAACAAGGTTCTTATTACCCTGCTGAATAAGGTCGTTTAATTTTAATTTTTTTAAAGAAGGTATAGTCATTTCCTTTGTTGGAATCATATATTGAGAACAATTCTTAGCATGTTTTTCACAATAATATTTGTCATTCTTACGGTATTTTGCTTTTTTTCCACATTCCTTGGGAATTGCCTTTTTACTTTTGGGAATATTCATACATTCGCAAGTAGGAGATACCGGAACATCGTCCATTAGATTCAGAATTCCCCAATTATCAATGAAAACGCCATTCTCATTATGTTCCAAAATACAATATGCCATGTTCTTTATTCCAACATCAAAACTAATCACTTTCATGTTATTATGTAATAGTATAAGAATAACATATTTATACTATTTGGGAGACGTAAGTATATTACCAATACAAGTAAGTGCGGTAATCTATCTATTGTGGTTTGTGTACTGGCTGAGATACAACCGGTGCCATTTTACGGGAAGCTAATTGTTCTCTAGATAAATACAAATCTTTTAAATCACTAGACGCGTAACCAAATGGTTTCGCCTGGTCTGAACTAGATGAATATACATAGGGTTGATTATGGAAACCTTTTACCTCATTGGTTTGAATGCTTGGAATATCAATCGGGCGTTTATAATATCCAGTATCATTGGATGATTCGCGGAAGTTATACTCCATAATTTTTGTTGCGTTTTCGGTTAAATACTTACGATATTCCCAATTTGACTTAATACCCGAATTTTCTACTAAATCCGCATTTATAGATGACTCGGGTTGCCATGTAGCAGTAACCGAACGTCCGTCACTCATTAGAGGGGGGAATTCCGGATATTTGTTATTTGTATGGTATCCTCTTGATGATTCGGGAACCGTTTCTTTAATAATAGGGTATGCACAATCTACGCTTTGAAACATACTTGATGAACGTGAAAACATTATAATATACTAAACAGTTAGAAATTATAATATCGTGATTTTTACTTTACATATAGGCTGAAGATTCAAGTAATTTCAAGATTTCGTTCTTTTTCATTTTATTAGCATCATTTGTATACCCTTTCTCCGTGACTAATGCCTTTAATGCGGTTATATTCATTTTTTTATAAACATCCATAGGAATTGTTTGTTCGTCGGTCTTATTCTCTAAAGTTGTCTCTTCTAATTTGTCTACAATCAAGTTGTCTGTAGTATCAGGGTCTAACCCGTCATGAATGTCAGGGTCTTGTTCGTCAGATACAACACTCAGCTGTTCTTCCTGAGGACTAATGCTTCCATCAATACTTTCCATCCCTACACTTATTACCTTGATTGGAGTATCCGTGGTTAACTCTTCGGGTAAAATAACACCACTCTCATCCTCACTTTCATCCTCACTTTCATCCTCACTCTCATCCTCACTTTCATCCTCACTTTCATCCTCACTCTCATCCTCGCTCTCATCTTCACTTTCAGACACTACTAACTTTGGTAGCTCATTAGCAGTAAAATATGCGTCTTGACGTTGCGGTCCAGGTGTATATATGACATTCTCGGGCATTTCATGCTGAGTTACTAGAGCATTCCGGTTATTCATTTCGGTTACAATATTATTTATAATTTCAAACATGGTGTCGCATTTAGTTTCTAATGCGGTGAATTTCTGTCTGAAGTGATACACCAAAAATAATATCAACACAAAGGTTATAGCCAAACTCACAAAGAAAAACGTTTCAAGCATATTAAAGAATCCCATTTACATTAAAAATACATTATATAAGAAGAAAGCAAACGAACTCACTAAATAAAATATTTTTGTATATTATATTATAAAAATGGATTCAATCTCAGGATCTACTAAATTTATTTCTTCCTATGACAGTTCTAAAAATTATATGATATTCATTCTTTCTACCTTATTAATATTGTCTCTTTTAGGGATAAATCTGTTTATAATCGTAGGCAATGTCGTTCAAGTAGTTATTAATATTTTCAAACCTCTTATCTATCAAATACTAGCTATTTTTGGATACACCGCGGGTACATTATTAAATACTACGGCAGATATTACCTCGGATGTTGCCCGTGCGGGGGTTGATATTGCGGAAGGTACCGTCCAATCTGTAGGAAATCTACTAAAAGACGCGAGTAAAGAGTCCGTGAATATACAAACTAAAAAAGACCTAGATGTCGTGATGAAAGAGCCTAAATCTGATAGCTCCGAAAGCCCTATCCAAAACAACGGAGCATCCCTAAAATCTAGCTGGTGTTTGGTTGGAGAACACAATGGTCGACGTGGTTGCGTAGAAGTAAATGACGCATCTAAATGCATGTCAGGAAAGATATTTCCAAACGCCGAGATGTGTTTGAATCCTACATTAACCCCTAATAAGCAACCAAAACAAAATAATCAACAACATCCACTTAAAAGCATCAAGAGCAATCCAGAACGTAGCACTTGGTAAATATTACATATGACGTAGTAGATGACATATGTAATCTAGATTACACCTCGGTTAGTGTAATCGGAGAGTATATTCGGGTGCTAGGTTCAGTCGTTAATACACAACCGGACGCATCACTTACGTTGTTTTCAGATATATTCATAACGACTCCATAACTAACGTCGTATTCTACATTGAATGTGCTGGTTACATCCACATTCCCTACAACAATACTCAAATTTGGCTTAATAGAAAAGTCGTATACATACCCAGGTTCGGTGTATAAATTTATATTGGAAATATTCAATACACCAGCATATATGGTTGCTTGAAAACTATCAATATTCTTGGAAATATCAAACGAAAACGAAGACAAATTAGATACATCATAACTATATCCTATTACCGGGGAGACATTTTGAACGGAGTTGTCATTGTATTTTACTACAAACTCAAACGGAGTTACATCATCTATTTTGATTGATATATCATTATATTCATATAGAGTATCTGTAGTATTCGTTTTTTTACCAGTTATAGTAAACCCCACTGGAATACTCATCCTATATGTATAGAAAGGCAAATCGATGACATCAGTTATATTCATTGATGATACTATTTTTTCCTCCTCATCATTGATAAGTGTATTCGCATCCACGGAGTTTATATTCCATTTTTCAGTAGTTACTGACTGGGTTATACCGTTTGGTTCGGTACCAGTTTCATAATTATATAATGGAACTGTCTCATCTAGATATAAATCAATTGACGGTCCAGGAACCCCTGACGCACCACTAGGAGTATATATTATACCTGGAGTAGGACAATCTAATACTCTACTACTTCGACGGTTAGACCCCATCATTGCATTTTTATATAACTCCTTTTTAGTAAACGCGTTTTGTTTTGTGGATTGTTTGTTACCTGCATATTTCAATATTTCGGCTTTTCGTCTCATATTTAATTGTTCTGAAGTATATCCGCTCAAATAGGGAGATTTATCTAAAATTGTATTTCTTGGCGGAGGAACCGCAAACATGAATTGCCGTTTTTTCCTTTGTTGACAAATATCAGCTAAAGATACGTTGGTTGTTGCCATAGTATAGTATATTATCACTTATACTATACTACGAGATTGTTCGCTATTTCGGTCTAATATTTGGAGGAATACCAGTAATTAGATAAATATTTAAATCCTCCTTGTGCTCCCATGCCATTCGCAACTGTTAAATTTGGACCACTTGATACAATTTTGTTGATTTCAAAAATATTTAATGCGCGATTATAATATCTTAATGCCGATAATTTTCCAATGAATCCACCGTTTTGACACACGAAAACATCACCATAATTCTGTTTTGGAGTATCAAGCATTTCAAGACGGCTAGCGATGATACCATTTACATAGACATCGACTTTCGTATTCATCGCACGAATCGCAACATGGACCCACTTCTTTAAGGGTATGTTATCTATATCAATAATATTAGGATTAGCACTTGACGCCATATCGTGGGCTTTGACAGCATCCATAATAATATGTAATTTATTCGTCATAGGAGAAACGTACATACCGGGCGCATTATTTACACTCGCAATATTCGTAACAGAATCAAATTGACCGTCACCTTTACTGAATATATGTTGGTATTTATCATTACTTTTATTCAGGTCGTTGATATATATCCAAGAAGACCATGTGAATTCTAATCCCTCGGATTCATTGTTTGACCTATAGATTGGCTTACTATCCGTATTCTTAGGGTCTTGAGGAATTATCATACTATTTGTACCATCAATCATACCATCAATGAGATAGGGAGAACCACTCGGTTTTGTAAAATAATGTATCAAACTGATTCCCAAATTCATCAAAAATAGAAATACAATCAAGACCAAGATGATAAAGGCGAATTTGGCGATAATAGTATTCGAATATAAGAAACCGGTTGTTGCTCCAACCCCTACCGCTGCTTCCGTTGAAAATTCATCGAATTTGTTTGTTAGATTACCTTTTGCTTGTTCGTAACTATCACCTACCGCCTGAATACCACTTTGAACGCTCTGATTAATGGTAGATAACGGATTTGCGTTTGAATTATTATTATTAGGTTGTTGAAAATTCATTGTGTTTTATATATAGTATATACTAGATATATAAAACTTTTACACCCTCTAAGATTTACATCAATGAGAACTTTTTATAAACCTCTTGGTTTTGTAATATAGATAAGTCAATACCTATGTCATTTAATGCGGAAGCCATCTTACTTGAACCATTGCCTTTCATGTAAAGGTCCCATGCGGTTTCAGGGTCCATTGGTTCCGTCCAACGCTTAAATTGGGTAGCATATGCATCAAATTTACCATCCGTATTTCCTAAATATACAGGTACTTCTTTATCAGGAGGTACAATGGGGATGGCATCGCTATTGTCACCAATTTTCTTATAGAAACGTTGAGAACGTACTAACTTACCATCAATATATGCATCGGCAAATTGGTTATCCATACTAACTGTAATGTTTACCCATTTTTGAAGAGGAAAATTGTTGGTGATCATCATTGTGTCGGTGCTACCGTCAGTATCATTCATTGTTACATCTAGTTTTAAAACGGGCGAGTGTTTATCTAAATATAATTTATAATTATTCGCACGCGAGATTATTGTTTTGTCTACATTATTATCCCATGTATTTACATATATCCACACCGAATGTGCGTAACGGGTGTTTTTGGGACCCTTAATATCAGTAATAGCAGGCACGGGAGTTAATAAACTCGCGGTTTGTACTAATTCTTTTGAACTGTCAGTGAAATATGCGTATAATACATATAACAATACTAAAATTGCTACTATGAGAACAATGGTTACTGTATCCATTCTATACTTTACATTTATAAATTATTCACCGGGGGATTCTTTTTCATCAATAAATTATATGAATTCGCCACTTGAGAACGCGATAAATTTCCTACATAATATTGTATGTTACTAATGGCTCCATCTACCCCGTCAGTTGAACCAATTACGACCATATCCGATGATGTATATACAGGAGGATTATTATTATCAAACCTAAATGTCGTTGCTAACGCACCATTCACGAATAAGTCTACTGAGTTCGCATTATAATTAAATATGAACTGATTCCACTTTTGGGTATCTATTTCTAGAGTGTAATTATTCGCATTAGTATCGCTATCGTTATTTGTAAAATACACTTTTAAGGTTTCCTTCGTATTATGTGGTTGCTTCTTCACATAGGTTATCTTTGGAACACCATTACCGTAATTAAATAGGGTGGTTTCATTCGCATAAGAGAACTTGTTTTCATTATGTGGGTTTAACATTATCCACATGGATAAGCTATAGTTTTTACGATATACTACTGGAGAATTTACATTGTCTTGGTCCTTTTCCTGATTTAGTTTTAAGTCGTAACTAGAAATTAATGGTTTTTCTATATCCAAAAATGCGGAACCTTTAAGGAGCGAAGTACCTTCTTTTAAGCTTATTTTTGATACGATTTTAGGTATGTAATTATAGAGAAATATCAAAACTACTTCGGTTATAAACAAGTAATATACCACATTGGTCGTTAGTTCCAGCTCTCGACGTATGTAATTATAAAAATCCAAAATCAGACAAGGTACATAAAACAACAAATGCACGAAAAATCCCCCCCACCCTTCCTGTGTTTTTAAAGAACTGCTATAAAAATAAAACACGATTGCTAATCCG